CTTGAAAAAAAGACTCCAGTTTCCACTGATGTTGACGAGTCGGCGGCACAAACGGCAGGTCATGGCCAGACAGAAACGGTAGAGCGCGCAACTGCTCTCCCTGCCAAGCAGGCCCTTCAGCCTAGAGACCAGAATCCTATCATCAACAGCGGGAAAAACGATTATCCAGACATTTCCGCGCTGATCGAGGAACATCTGAAGTATCAGGCCGAGGAAGTCAGCAAGGCTTTTGAGGCATTTGCGGCATTTATCGCTCCTGCGATACAAAGCCACACTACTGCGTCGATGAACGAGAGAGAGGCAGCAGTGGCCAAGATCCACTCAGACTTTCAAGCACTCAAAGAAAGCGGCTCCATTCAGCAATGGATTGACGAGCAGCCGGATTGGAAAAAGAAGGGCTATATATCTGCGTGGAATAACGGATCTGCCGAGGATATGGCAGAGCTCGTAAGCGATTACAAGCTCAAAATGGGAATCAAAACACCTTCTGTCAAAAAAGAAAGAACGGCAGAAGATGTTGAACGCGAAAGAAAACTTTCCGGCATGGAGGATGTTTCCGTAAGGCGATCCCCGGCCGGAGGCGGTAAGAGGATTCAGGCCGCCAAAGATGATTATGAAGGGGCCTTTGATGAAGCTCTTACCGTTAGGAAATAATTCAGGAGGATAAAACTATGATAACCACGTATGGAGATATAAGCCCTCGTACAGCCGCATATGCCGCAAAAGAAATGCTCGAAAGGGGCCTGCCGCTGCTTGTGCTCGAGAAGTTCATGCAGGCGAAAGCGCTGTCCGGCAACAGCACAAAATCAATGACGTTCAGGCGTTATAACGCTCTTGCGCTTGCAACGACACCGCTTACCGAAGGCGTTACGCCGACGAGCAAGAAGATCACGCATACCGACGTCACCTGCACGCTCGTACAGTATGGCGATCTCGTCGAGATAACCGACGTTATCGAAGATACCCACGAAGACCCTGTTCTCATGGAATTCTCTGGAATCATTGGGGAGCAGGCCGCCCAGACAGTCGAGACAATACGGTGGAACATCCTGAAAGCAGGGACGAACAAGTTTTACAACAACGGATCGGTGAGGACCGATGTAAACACTGCTCCGACCCTGGCAAAGCAGAAGCTTATTGTACGGGCCCTGAAGCGGCAGAACGCGATGCCGATCACGAGCATTGTAAAGTCAACACCGGCTTTCAATACCGAATCGGTCCTGCCAAGCTATGTCGGTATCTGCCACACAGACCTTGAAAACGATATCCGGGCAATGTCGGGATTCATCGATGTAAAGGACTATGGGCAGACAAGGCCTTATGAGGGAGAGATCGGCGCGGTAGGTCCTGTCCGGTATATCCTTTCGAACATTTTCGCGCCATTCACAGATGCCGGAGGCGCAAAGGGCACCATGGTATCAACAACGGGAACGTCGGCAGACGTTTATACGATCATCGTTTTGGGAAAGAACGCCTGGGCCGGTGTAGCTCTGAAGGGTAAATATGGCATTACCCCGATGGTTATCAATGCCAATAAGCCTTCGAAGTCTGACCCACTTGGGCAGCGCGGATTCATTTCATGGAAGACCATGCAGACGGCCGTTATTCTTAACGACGCATGGATGGGCGTCTGGGAATGTTGCGCTACTGATCTTACATAAGCAAATGGGGGAGCTTTGCTCCCCTTAACGAATATCTTTGACAAAGGGAGGTCATCACTATGATCACCAAGGTAAATGACGCGGTAGTACATCAGCCGTTGAGGGATCTGCTTACCCTCGGCCTTACCAACCGCAACCACAACAAGAAGAACGTCGGGAGCGTCACCGCCTCGGATACCGGCCTCAGAATTTCCACGGCAGGCGATTTCGCCATAGGCGGCGTCATGTATAACAAGGCCGCATCGAGCGCGGTATTTGCCCTTACAGGCGTAAATATCGAGGCAGGGAAAACCAAGAGGATCGCCCTCATGCTCGACACCTCAGGGGCGGGCACGGTGCTTGCCGGAGATGCCGTAGCCAACGGATCGACGCCCGGATTCGGTGAAATCCCTGCGACGAAATGTTGTATCGCGGATGTCGTTATCGCGGCTGCAGCGGCCTTCACTGGCGGCACGACAACCTTCAGCCAGGTCATTTCTGCCGGTGGCTCTGTAACAATCAGAGATCTCGCCGGTGGAGCGACCATAAGCTAAGGGGGGTGACACATGGCCCTCAATCTTAGCAGGCTTGTAAGCGAGCAGATCAGCAATGCTATCAGCCAGGCCGCAAGTACCTCTATGAGCCTGGCAAAAAGCACAGTGGCCTCGCACGTTACGAGCTCGGCTCATTAATGCGAGTAGTCCACTGGTCTCTCAATAACGGATCGGGGCTCAACCGCGTTGCCGTCAATATGGCGGCAGCGGAAAGACGGATGGGCCTCGATTCCGTTTTGTCTCTCACAGGGCAAAATGCAGATCAAGTAGTAGCTTCCATGCAGAAAGATGTTCCAGTATTAACCGAGGAAGAGGCTTCGGTATCTGACATCCACGTAATTCACTCCCATAAACCAGACCATATCAAAGGGAAAACCATTTTTTTACCCCATGGCACTCCCGAGCACTGCTTTACAGGAGCGATCGAGCAATACTCCATGCAGGGACACATAGCACATGATCCATTCATGCTGAGCATGTACCGGATAAACCACTGCGATATGACGGTGACTTTCTGGCGGCGGCATAAATACATATGGCAAACTCTTTGCCCGAAAGCAGATATACGAGTTATCCCGATGGGCGTAGATTATGAATTCTGGCAGGGAGGCCCTCAGAGCTTGGGTAAATACGTCGGAACGCCTAGCTTTTTGACGAGCGAAAATTGCCACACAATAAAATGGCCCCTCGATGTCATACTGGCGTTTCCGCGCGTCATGGACGCTAACCCTGGGGCAGTTTTCCATATTCACTATCTCCCGGTAGATCAGCATCGATGGTGGTATCCTCTTCTTTTTTCCTCAGGAGTAGCCTACAAGTCTTATACGAGCGGACATTGTTTATCCCATGAAGAGCTCAGAAATGCCTTTCGCTCTGTAGATTATTACGTCAGCCCGGTAAGGTATGGCGATTTCAACAATACATGCCTCGAGGCGAAAGTGGCCGGATGCAAGGTTATATCGTATCGAGGGAATGAATATGCAGACTTCTGGATAACAGAAGGAGATCAGCAAGTAATGGCTGATGAAATCACAGATATCATACAGGGAAGGACGCTGCCAAGAGAGCTTGTTGGCACTCCTGAACCGATAAGCGCAATGGCCGAGCAAATGATATCCATATACGAGGAAATTGCATGTTTGAAAGGCTGAAAAGATATATAGACTTCAAAAAAAGAAATATTAAGGTATGGCCAGGAGCATACGTTTATCCTACCGCGGTTATCGGAGATAACGTAAGCATAGGCAGGGGAGCCGAAATTGGAAACAATGTAGTCATTGGCAAGTGTACGAGAATAGGGGCAGGCTCTTTTATACCCGATGGTGTTTCGATCGGGGAATTCTGCTTTATCGGTCCTCATGTCATTTTCAGCAATGATATGTATCCTCCCTCGCCGAAAGATAGATGGCAGGCTACGATCGTGAGATCCGGGGCTTCAATAGGCGCAGGAGCATGTATAAGGCCAGGCGTTGTGCTTGGAAGTTACTGTCTCATAGGCATGGGAGCGGTTGTTACAAAAGACGTTCCTGATCATGAGAAGTGGGCGGGAGTTCCCGCTAAAAATTTGGAAACTTCATAAGGAGGATGTATGTCTGAAAATGAGAAGGCCTCGGAGGGTAAAGACCTCGCCAGTGAAATGGTAGATGGACTCACTGGAACAAAGGCGGAGCCGAAGAAAAAGGAAAAAGTTGTTCTTGAAGTAAAGCCTCAGCCTGATGAGGGAGCCATGCCGGATAACGAAGAAGTTCTAAGGCAGGCCGCAATGCTGATACGCCTTGCAGGCAAACTCGGCATTGATCTCATGGGGAAAACGCAGGGCGTCAATATCTTCAAAGATCACGAAGATGAAGGCGTGAGCTCCGAGCCTCTTGAATCAAAAAGGAAGTTCAAGATCGTTATTTCAGAACAGCAAAATACCGACGATCCGAATCAGGTTTTTGTTTCCTGTAACGGCAATGCCTTCCTTATTCAGAGAGGCCAGGAAGTCATTATACCGGAAGGTATCCTAAACGTACTGAAGGAATCCGTCTACGAAATACCGTATAAAGACACGGAAACAGGAGAGGACAAAATACGGTATGTCAAGAGATTCGCCATTTCCGAGTTAGGAGAGGTAATACAGTGAAAGCATCTGACATACTGGCACTGGCACGCAGTGAATATCTTGATGATGCCGGTACGATTCAGCTTTGGGGAGACACTTCTTTATTGTCAAAGCTCAACGATGCAGAAATAGAGGCTGCTACACGAGCTGAGCTTATCAGGGACACTGATACCCTTGTTGACGCATACGGCCGGCCAGTATGTCAGATCCCCGTTGTTTCCGGTACGGGCGAGTATATCATGAGCCCAAATATAATCAGGGTTCATAGCTTAAGGCTATTATCTCAAGAGCCTTATTTCCTCACTCACGTTACCCTTGGATGGTTACGAGAATTCTATCCTCAATGGGAAACAGCTTCAGGCTCCCCACTTTTTTATATCACCGACAAGGGGAGAATACGCATCATACCGGCACCGGACGAAGATGATACAGCATACATGGACGTCAGACGGCTTCCTTTGAATGAGATGGTTCTGACCGAGATCTCTATACAAGGAGTGTCCAATATCAGCTTTGATGCGGCTACAAAAACAATAAGCATGTCTTCAGGAAATTTCATATTGGCAGGTCTTCGCCCTGGCTTCTCTATAACAGTTGAAGGTTCGACAAGCAACAATTCAACATTTTATCTTCAAAAAGTGAACAAGACGGAGCTCGTAACGCTGGAAGCTCTGACGGATGAAGCAGGTACATCTGCCACTATAAAGGCATATAGCAGGCCAGAAATCCCGGAAGAATATCACAAAAAGCTCATCGATTGGATATGTCACCTTGCTTACAGCAAGCAGGATGCTGAAACAGAAGACGCCAGAAAAACAACGACACACGAGGCAAGATTCGAAAGAACATTCGGGCCGCCTCCGTCAGCTCGAGCCATGAAAAACCGCTTAACACGGCCGAGGAATACCGAGGCCAGATCAAAGGAATTCGGGTTCACGTAAAAGAGATCGTAATGGTTAAGATTAAGCCAATAACATATAGCAGATTCAAGGGGATAGATAATATATCCTCCACAAATAGAATAGAAGCTCGCCACAGAGCATCAGACGGCCGATATTACACATATCTTCCTGATGCTACAAATTGTGATATCGATGCCCAATATGCAATAAAAAGGCGGGCTGGATATTCAACCGCTGTCCTTTCCGGTAATTTCAAAAGCATTTGGAGTGATGGAAAGAACATATATGCCGTCAGATCAGGAGATCTTGTTCGAATAGTTCCTGGAAGCACGTATTCATACGAAACGCTTTTGCCGGGCATAGGCCACAGGAATTGTGCTTTTGTAGCCATCGGCCTCAATGTCTACTTCACGAACGAATTGGTTATAGGATCGATCAAGAGCGGCGTGGCCTCATTGCTTTCAGAAGTGACGGAAACATATAAAAAGACCATGCCTGCAGGTCACATCATGGAACACTACAAAGGAAAGCTGTATGTTGCTCAAGGCAGAATGGTTTTCGATTCTGATTCCATGGTATATGAAAGGCTCGATACCCGAAAAGCGTTTATGCAATTTCCTGGGCGCATAACCATGATTCAGGCCGTAACTGACGGTCTATACCTGTCTTACGAAGGCAAGACGCTTTTCCTTCGAGGAAACAATAAGGCTGATTTTCTTCATGAACAAGTAGCCCTTCAGCATGCAATAGAAGGCACTGCCCAGAAAGGTAGGAATCTCGTCCACGAAGGAAGGACGTTCGACAGCTATGTTATATGGCTATCTGAAGATGGCATATGCATAGGAGGGGAGGGAGGCCAGTTCCTAAATGCGACACAAGATAAGTATGGTCTTCCCGGAGTAATCAACGGAGCTTCAATCATCAAAAGTGGTGCTCCCGAGCAATATATTTCAGTGATAAATTCATAATTTAGGAGGATGCAGAGATGATTTACTCAACAGGTTTGGTTAATTTTCTTCAGCAGTTCGGAAGTTTGGCTCAGGCCCTTATCAATGGTACGTTCGAGATCTTTAGCGGATCGGCACCTGCTACTGGTGACGATGCCGAAACTGGCACAAAACTCGTCACGGTATCTCTTGCTTCGGGAGCCGTAACAAAGGAAGTTCTCGCAACATGCCTCGTCGCGCTCACTGGCGGAGCTTCCGGCAATGTCAGCTCCATTACGATCGGTGGCTATGAAGTGCTTGGGGCCACGGTAAACTACGATACGAGTCTAGCAAATACGGCCTCGCTGATCGTTGCACAGATCAATAGATATAGCGCTGAAAGCGTCCTGAAGTGCAGTGCTTCCGTGTCCGGGACCGATATCACCATTTCTGCGCCTCCTGGCACCGGAACGGCATTGAACGGGAAAGCCGTTGTAGTGACGTCTTCAACCATCACCACGACGATAAACGGTGGATCTGCCGACAACATGGGCGAGGGAGCCGGGGGATCAACCGCAGGAGTGGCGGCTGTAAACGGTCTGAAGTTCGGCAATGTCAGTGCAGGGAAACTGGCAAAGGGAACCTCTGCATGGTCCGGAGTTATTGCGAATACCGGAGTAGCGGGATATTTCCGAATCAAGGGCAGCATTACGGACGCAGGCGGAGTAAGCACTACAGCAATACGCCTGCAGGGCACTTGCGGAACATCAGGATCAGGCGCCGACTATATCATGGCGAATACAACCTTGACGGCAACACAGACTCATACGGTGGATACCTGGGAGCATACGTTAGATAAAACTCAGGTCTAAGGTAGGCTATGGCTAATACGTTCAGCAATACGCAGAACGACGCTACCATTAACTTTTCAGGGAGTGGTACGTTCTCTGGCTCTTTTGTCAATACACAGCGCAATATCACCGTAAATTTTGCCGGAGACAGCAAGGGATCTTTCAGCCATGTTACCGGAAGATCGTCGCTTAATGCTAAATCTGGCGGCATATTCTCGAAATCTGCGGCCGCGACAACAATAGCATTTTCGTCTTCCGCTGTAAGTACGGGGGTATTTTCTCGCACATCCAGGAAAGCTCGTCTCAATATCGGAGGCTACAATGTATCGTCCGGTAGTTTTTCTGCTCGTCAGAGATCTTCAGGTATTCTGATAGAAGGAGGCGAAAGCACATCAGGGACGTTTACCGGCACGGCAAGTCATGTAACCACATTATTCAGATCGCTTTTATCATCGGGATGTGTAGCCGTATGCCTCAGTAATCTTGCAAACACGGAATATAATAATTTCCCATTCAATTCGTTCGCAAATTTCAACGGCACTATTCTGGCCGCAAATGGAAATGGCATATATGTTTTGGGTGGGAATAATGACGCCGGAGCAAACATTTTAGCTACACTTGAGACGCCTCAAGACGACTTCGGATCGTCGAAGCTGAAGAGAGTTCCTGATATCATTGTCGGGATCGAGGCCGGGGCCATGCAGGGGTATATCGTTCAGGATGGGGTAGCATCGGCGGCAGAGACTACAGCATCAACAAGCGGAAAGACGAAATCCGTAAGATTCAGGCCGGGCAGGGGAGCAGAACACAGGTATTGGGGCGTAAGGCTTCAAAACGTTGCAGGATCGGATTTCAAACTGGATACCATAGAGTTGTTCCCGGAAATCCTAAAAAGAGAGCTGCATGAATGATACCTGTAAAAATAACTCTCCAGGGAGATAAATACAAGGCTCGGTATTACGTTCAGCATGCACTACGCATGCTCGCAGAATTCGGCAGGCAGATCAGGGCTACAAATAATCTTATCAATTCTCCCTCCATGAGCCAGTTGAAAAAACAAGTTGTCCTCGATAGCGGCAACGTAATAATAACCGTTCAAGAGATATTCGGGTTAAGGGAAATTACAATATTTGCGGCAGCAGAGATACCGGTATCTGGCTTAGAATTAGAAAAGCAGGGATTGTTTCTTTATATCGTTACCGTGGCCAAGCCTTATCCTACCGAGAAAATTTGCACCTTAGATGAAATGGGCAACAGCATTTATAAATATTACGTCTACAAAATATTGAAAAACGGGGGAGTAATTATCCCGGCAAAAGGACCCAAAATTATCACAAATATCGGCAGGAATTTAACATGCCAACAGGGTGAAAATCGACTCTATTGCGACCTTTCCGTGTTCAATCTTCATAGCCATGACATAGGGGGAATTATCCCGGCGAATCCTCTTGATTGTGATATGAATACCTATTGGGGATATCCAAAGCAGAATTCGACGGTATGCTTCTTGCCATTTGATGCCTACTGGGGAAGCGATAGGGCAGAGCAGAAACCTGCAGGTCCTTTGCTGCCTGAAGGATATAGGATGGCTCGGCATAATTATTCGCTTGATGCTGAAGGCAAATTTGACGGAAATCAGTTTCTTTACAGTATCGTAGAAACAATATATGACGATGGCTGTTTATGGCTTCCTGATCGCGTTGATGCTCAAAGTCTCTATAAGCGTCTTGGGGGGCATAGAATTTCCCATTTCGATAAAGCTGGCGCATGGATACACAACGTTGTTTTGACCGATCATTATACAGACAAACATAACTGGATATACCATATTCCAATTATGGCAATAGCAAAAGATAAATTCTTGTATCGTTCTCATGAAAAGATAGGGACCAATGCACAATACGGAGATCCGAGTGGATATGTTGGTTCTTTTCAGGATTGGTCATGTTATGAGGCGGAGCTTACAGAGAAACTCGTTGTCGGAGATGAGGTTGTGGATACCTTCATTGGGACTGTATCTAATAAGGTTGTTGGTCAGGTATTGACAGGAAGTGATACCGTAACAAGACCAACAACATCATTATACATATTTGATGGTTGTCCCGAGGTCGAATGGTCAGTTAGCGGTGGAGGTGGAGCTGTAACTATAAATCAAAGCGGGGTTGTTACGGTAGGGAGTAGTGCTTGCGGGACATTCACAGTAGTTGCATCATGTCCGATGTGTGGCACATCTGATAGCATGGATGTGTTAATAACAAATGCAGGACAATGGAAACCTCTTCCTTATGCAGGAGGGCTTTCGAGTGATATTTGCTGGACTTATCATTATTGGGCGGGGCATGAAACAGTCGGCCTAGAGAAAAAATGCTTTACACAGATTATTGAGGGAATACGGCATCAGGTCTCTTATGGCCGTCAAAGTTTTAGTATATCAGACCCATCATGCCATTGTGGGAACTACGAATGGAAGGGCAATCCATCTGTACCTGGAAGTTTTTGCGGTAGTGACCCGAAATCTCCGGAGGGAAGTTGTTTTCCTTATACTCCCTGTGGTACACCATGCTTTTTTGAATGGAGAAAATATAGAGGACAGACTTGTGAATGGTTATGCTCATGGTCTGGAGGAGGTTGCGGTCTTGGAGAGTGTTAATAATTTTAAGATTGTTCAGATAATAACTTATCTTGAGCATACATACCCTGAATTAAAACATTTCTTTTCTGCATATAACTTTGAAGATATTGCGGAGGCAATACGAGAGTGGATGAAGATAAAGACGTTAGTGGAGTCTGCTGCTAACTTAGGCTTTGATGTTACTGCAGAACCACCGAAAGATAGTGTCCCTTATGTAATGTATGAAGGAAAATATTTTAGTGAGATACCGACATTAAAAATAGATACTATTGTATGTGAAGATTGTGGAAGTAATATGATTGAGATTACCGGCGTGCCAGTTGGTTGTCATAGGAGCAATCCTAATAGGTGGAAAAGTTATATAGAGTGCCATGCGTGTGGAAAATCATACTATACCACGCAAGGTTTGTATCAACTTAAACATACACACATAAAAGATGGCAGAATTAATAAGAGCATATAGCGGCGAAGGTTATTTACAGGTTATGGCATGTGATAACAGACCTGAGGATGGGGCCTTCATTGTTATCTATTCTTACAGGAAATTACAGGATTTGAACAAAAGATTAACAAAATTAGCGTATAAAACAAAAAAGGATGTAGCTACGGTGATAATTGATATCCTATATGGCGATGAAATTAATTCTGCATCCTGCCATATCAATTTCCCGTATATGTGCTACACCTACCGGATCGGCGCAATAGGTTCAACAATGGATACAGACCAGACAGATAGAAAGGTCGGCATTATCTATATGGAAACGGGAGAGCATTTCTTATATAATGCCGGTGATTTGAAGATCGAGGATATTTCATTGTTTAATGGAATTTCCGTTCCTCGGTGGAAGGCTCTGGCAGGGATAGGAATTCTGAAGACAGAAAAGGAGAAAATCTTATGAATAACGTACCGCAGATTGAGCCGGGTGGAGATTCAACGGCCGTTGACCTCGTTGCCTCTAAGTTTACACTTGCAACAGGGTATGCAACAACGGCTTTTAGTTTGGCCATGGATTTTTTGACAGATATTAAGAATATAGTAGCGAATCTCCCGACCGTTAATGTAGATGATGTTATCCTCGATAACGTAGACTTCCATATTGATTTCAATGTCGAAGATCTCATAACAAATAGGCCAGTAAACAATGTAGTAGATGATATCATTGTCCCTACGAATCTGTTTACCTACAATGAAGATCCGTATGTATCTTCGCTCCTAGATGCCTTAAAAACAAAGCTATATAACATGATCATTTTCGGGGAAGGCCTCGGGGCCGATATAGAGCAGGCCCTTATCGATCGGGAGACGGAAAGAGACCGCCTTATCAACCAGGACGCGAAAGACAAAATAGCAGATGAGCTATCAAAGCGAGGGCTTGAAATGCCGGATGGCGAGATATTCAATGCCTTTGCTCAGGTCGAGACAGAATACCAGAACAAGCGTCTTGATAAATCACGCGAAATTGCAGTTGAAAGCAGGAAGATCGCCCTGGATAATCTTCGCTTTGCTCTCGAGCAGACCAAGGCCCTTGAGGGCACGCTCATGGAATATACCGGAAAGTCATGGGAAAGGAAATTGCAGGCCGCCAAGGAACTTATGAATGGAGCAATAGCTACCTTCAATGCAATGCTTGAGCGGTACAAGGGAAGGATCGAGCTTTATAAAACCGAAGCAGACGTATACAAGGCCTCGGCCGACGCGGCAGCGGCCATCATGAACGCCAAGGTATCGGAAATCAGGGCGAGATTGGAGTATGCATTGGGGAAGGTTAATCTCGCCATACAGAAAATAACTGCGAGGCTGAAAGAGCTTGAATTGAAATACGGCCTCAATCTTGAAGCCACGAAAGCCGGTGCCGGGCTCGCCGCCCAGATCGCCGCATCTTCATTGTCTTCTATCAGCGCTGCGGCTCATATCCAGTACGGGCATACTGATAGCCATCAGTCGAGCATAGCGGCTTCAGAACAGTGGTCGCATAGTGAAGATATTACGCCTGCATAATGGTATAATGGCGGTGTGACATAAATTGGCTGCAGGAATTCCAAGGCCCTATGAACCGATTGGACGGTTCGAGGGCCTTTTTTTGTGAAGGAGAAAGCTATGGCAACTGACAAGAAAGACATCAATGGCCCGGATTTTAATGCCTTAGGTAAAGCTATATGGAGCATACCTGATAACGCCATCAAAGCGATCGCCAATGCAACAGGGACCCCGTTACAGGTGCCTTCTCCTTCTTCCATAGAATCTGCCAATCCCATAACAAAAGGGCCGAGAAGCGTTTCCCCTCCTTCCCCTGCGGCAGTAGTGCCAAAAGTTCCGGCGATCGTACCGAGTGCGGAGGCGGCGGCATTGGCTACTAGCGTACCTAACAGCCTTGATACAATATCAGAAAGAAAAGCCGCATCAGGAATGACGTCACAGATCTTCAAGGATAATCCTCTTCTTTCTGGCGTAAACCTTAACCCTGCTCCGACGTCGGCCGGGACCATTACGGCAGATGGGAAAACCTATAACGTTCCCAAATCGTCACTGAGCAATGATGCCAACCTTGACATTATCAACCAGAACCGTGAAGCATCTGCAGGCCTTAATCCTGATATCATGGGAGCATTGAGGGCTTTCGGTGGGGATATTAACAAGGCTTCAAACTATCTTGCAACGAGAAGTCTGGAAGCAGAAAGAGCGTCAAGAGATACCGGTCCCGATCTTATGACGAGATGGCAAGATGCAATCAAACAGGCCGGAATAGGAGCGACTACCGGGGGAATAAAATATGCTCGACAGGCCCAAAACGCTATTGCTATACTTCAAGGGCTGATGCGTGAGGATACGGCAAACAGAGCTATAGATGCGAGAGAAAGAACTGATTTCGCCAATATAGATTCTAACGACGCTTATAGATCGGCTCAGCTTTCGGAATTGGCAAAGAAGGGGCCCCAAGTTGTCCAGGGCGAGGATAATATATATTCCTATAATCCAAAATCGGGGCAGTTTGAACCCACAGGCATAAAGCCGAGATCGAAAGAGTTTAAGCCTGATACCGTCCTTGACAATATCAAGAAGATATCAGATATCAGGAAAAACTATGCAGAATCCGGTCAGGAACCGCCAAAGTGGCTTGCAGATCTCGAAACTCAGCTAACAGGCTCTACCAAGGGCAAAGAAGAAACACCGCCATTAGAGGGCGCAAGGCGCGCGCCCGATGGCAACTGGTACATACAGAGGAACGGGAAGACTTTTAAAGTGGAGAAATAGATTGCCGAAACTCACGCCAGTTGACTATGATCCTTTTGCCGATGAGCAGAAGGGCAAGGCAGAGCCCAAGCTTACTCCGGTAGATTATGATCCTTTTGCAGAAAAACCCCAAGAAACGCCTTCGGCCATTCCTGGCCCTGATGCTTCTCTCGCTGATCGTGTCGTAAGCACCTTAAAGGCCGGAGGGAAGGGAGCATACCAAGGCCTTACTACAGAACTTCCGGGCATGGTCGGCAAAGCCATGGAGTTTATCGGCCGACCTTCAAATCCCCTAGATGGCGTCGGAGGAGCAATTCAGCTTCCCTTGCCCGGCATGCCGGCCGTTACAGCAGTCACAAAAGCTGTACCTTCAGTTGGAGATTTCATAGCCGAAAAAGGCAAGGAACTCAGCGGTTGGGCAGAAGAACGAGCAAAAAAAGAGCCGCTTGAACAGGCCGATCTTTATACTCCTGAAGGGATGGTATATCAGGCAACCAAGATGCTCGCCCCTTCCCTTATACCGGGAGGGATAGCAACAAAGGCCGGAAAGATCGCTCTGGGCGTCAAGGGCCTCGCGGAAGCCGGGAAGGTAGCAGAGGCTACGGCGGCGGCCAAAAAGGCCGTAGATATCGGCTCAGCGGCCGCAGCGGGATTATTCGGACTATCTCAGGCTCAGCAAACAAAAGAAACGGCCGAAGAGGCCGGACAGCAACCAGGAATCACTCCATACCTTACAGGAGCCATAGAAGCACTCGGGGAATTCCTCGGGACCAAATACTTCGCCAAGCTCCTTAAGCTCGATGAGGGCGGCATAACAAAGCCCGGAATGAAAGATTTCCTGAAAACCCTCGGCGTCGAGATAGGTACGGAAATGGGCCAGAGTGGAGGCGAGGCGGCCGTAGAGAAGTATTCAGGCGTAAGACCGGGCGCAGATCCCATTAAAGAGGCCATTGACGTCATAGGCCCCACAGCAATTATGACAGCCTTAACCGGAGGGCTCGGCCACATTGCAGGGCAAAAGCCTCAGGAGCAGGAAAAGGGTGCTCCTAAGGGCGAGCCTGGCACCACTGAAGGCAAAGAAATATCTCCGGCAGACATCAGAGTAAGGGAAGCTCTGGAAAAGGCCGCAGGCCGTCCATTGACAGATGAGGAATGGGGCAAGCTGACCGAGGCGGCAGCGGCAGAACAGAATCCGACAGAAATAGATGAGGCGGCGCACGAGGCCGCTACATCTCCACTTAACGATATCGAGCAACCTTCCGAGGCCCAGAAAAAGGCGGGCAATTACATTAAAGGGCACGCGACAATAGCAGGCCTCGATGTCACCATAGAAAATCCTCAGGGATCTATACGTTCCGGCGTATCTCCTGAAGGGCAGCCATGGCAGACAGAGATGCAATCACATTATGGCTATTTCAAGCGCAGTGAAGGAAAAGACGGTGATCAGGTAGATGCGTTTATTAAACCCGGAACCCCTAAAAATTATGACGGTCCGGTATTCATCGTAAATCAGATAGACCCCAAAACAGGGAAATTTGACGAGCACAAGGTCATGGTAGGATTCGAGAGCCAGGCCGATGCAAACATAGCCTACCATGAGAATTACGAGCCCGGATGGAGGGGGATGAAAGATATCGTTCCCCTATCCATGGATGAGTTTAAGACATGGCTGAAAAGCGGAGAAACGAATAAACCTTTCGCTCCAAAGATACCGGCCGACCTGAAAGCCGATTTAAAGCCCTCTTCCGGGGAGAAAGTGCCTGATCATATAACGAGAGCCCTGCAGGAAGAAAGACCAGTGCCGCTCGCGGTATCGGTTAAAACAAAGCAGCTCACGAAAGATACCATCCAGGAACATATTTCTTCCGGCGCGATCGCCGCGACGGCACCAATCAGGCTTACGACCGTTGACGAGATAAGAAGCATCATAAAGAACAACGGCCTTTCGGAAGGCAAAGACTTCGAAGGCAAGGCCGGGATCTCGGCGCAGGTCGTTGAAGGCGGCAAGCCAGTTGTAGCATATGGAGCCAATGACAAAATAAGCGCGGCGATCGTCTTCCCGGAAAGCTCGATCGAGGGCAAAGGGCAGGCTCCGAATGAAGTAAAGATAAGCCAGAAAACGAATTTGGCAGATCTCCGATTCGTTGTCGATGGATACAGAGAGCTCATGACCGCAGAAGATCTCATGAAGATCATAGAGGGAGAGAAGGCGGCTCAAAAAGAAAGAAAGACATATCCCAAACAGGAAGCCATAAAAGCAAAGCAGAAAGAGGCGAAGCCTGCAGAAGAAGAAAAAATAAAAGTTATACACCATCCCATAACCGAGGACGAAAAACGGTTCGATACTCCCGAAGGCGAAGATAGACACGATTGGGAAAATAAGCAAGCGTTTAATAGGGCCAAGAAGCTCGGCTTTACCAAGATGGAGATAGATAGTGACGATTGGGCTAGATTCGAACTTACTGATGATTTCGAAGTTGAAATACCCGGTAAAAAAGGTTGGGCCAGCTTCAATCATATCAATGTAGCAAAAGCTCCTAATGGTGAATGGGCCGCAGATATTTCATATGTGCTCGGCAATCAAGGCGGTGGTGCATCACCTAGCATATGGAATACTGATTGGTATGCCGATCGAGATACGGCAATAAAAGCCGGGATAAAGAAGCTCAGGGCCGCTATTAAAGGCCGCATGAAAGACGATCTTTCCAAGACTGAAGAGGCCGATGCAAACAGGATTCTGAAGTATCTCGACGATCTGGAAAGCGGAAAGATAGAACCTACCCAGAGCGAAAGACAAAAAGAGCATAATGCTATACAGGCCAGGATAGATAAAATTGCCGAAAAGCTTCCTCCTGTCAAAAAAGGCACATATATGGCTGATATCCTCGGGGAAGAGGAAGAAAGCGAATTCAAGTATCATTATGAAATAGATGTCGATGGAAAGCCGGTATATGTCTTTATAAAAACCGATGGCATAGTCGCAAGCATGGGCTCGATCCCTATGGAGCTGCACGTACCATCGAAAGACATAATTACGGAGACAGGATACAGAAGCGACCATGTAAACATTGACGCATTAGAAGCTCCCGATGTCGAAAAAAGACTGAGGGCTTACCTTGAAGATCAGGCCGATAAAACTAAGCTTCCCAAGAAAAAGAAATTCCCCAAACAGGAAGCACTGAAAGAAAAGCAGAAATCTAAGGCCAAACAAAAAGATATCAAACCTGGGACCGTAGGCATGATGTTGGAAGAGGGAGAAGTTGTAACTACCGTAACAGGCAGGGAAACTACACCATTCCCTTCTCTTAAATTTGGCAAGGGAACAAAAAGGACTTTGGCCCTTGTAGATAGATGGCTCGTTGATAATGCAGAAGCCGAGGCAGAATCAAGGGGTGATGAATTTAACCTGCTTCAGTTTAGGAATATGAACAGGAAGAATTTAAGCCCTGCAGATAAAGACAGCGCGGAGATGTATCTTTTTGACAAGGAGGCCAAAGATGATAGTACCCGCAGGAAAGGACAGCCAGGGGAGACCGTTGTTCCGAGTGAAGAGCCACAGCGGAAAGAACCTGTCAAAGCCCATGCCGAGGAAGCAGGCGGAGCTAAGGCTGAAACAGGTAGAGATGTTCAAGCACATGAAAAAGTAGAGGGCCCCGTAGCGAATGAAAATGAAGTATATGAGAAAGATGATCCCCGAAATGAGAAATTCATGGAGGTCGTTGAGTATAGGACAAAGAAATACAAGGCCAAGATAACACTGCTTCATATTCCGGGAGAGGGATGGATTAGCGCTCTTGATCAGGGCCACTTGCAGGGCACCTATTCAGGAGGCGGTAGCCCTCTCATGAAAGGTGATGAAGCATTTTTAACCAGGGAGGAAGCCCTTGCCGAAGACCTGAATCGCTTGATAACGATACAATCTAGTTTCCTTTCCGGGCCTCAACCTAGCAATGCGACTGAAAATCAGATCAAAGAGGCGAAGAAGGCAGTAGAATGGGCCAAGGCTGAACTGAACAAGATTGGAAAGAAGGAAGGCCCGAATGAAGAGGAAACGCAGGACGAGGCAGGAGGCTTCAAGGTTGGTGATTCCGTAACTGCGGTAAGTGTATTTTCTGGCGGCCTTATTGGGACGATTAAAGAAATTACCGATCATCCCGAATTCGGCCTAAGGGCAAAGATAGAATGGGAGAAAAAGCCTGGATTTCATGCAAGCGAATCAGTATTACCGTTAGACAGATTGACGAAGGAGGCGAAGACTGATGAAGTGCCCGAAGTGCGGAGCGAGGATGTTGGGGAACAAGTGCAAACGTTGCGGGAAGAGGGTATAGAGGGGAAACAAACAGAGATAAATATCGACGAGATCCCGGCCGACTTGATTGTGGAAGTTACGGCTATAAGGGAAAAAACAGGCAAGACCGTAAAGGTCAAGGAAAGTGCTCGGCGTGCGATCGCCGATCTAAATGCCAGTATTGAGCAATATAAAAAGCTTTTGGAGTGTCTAAAATCATGAAGAAAATTAAAGAAGAAGACATACCAGAACTCCTAAGGGATAAAAAAGTAAGCGAAAAAGATATTATCGATTCCGCGAAAGAAGATTCCGAGGACTTGTTGCCAGAAGAGCGCCAAGTGCAACTACTGGAAGATATTAAAGAAGGCATAACGTCACTCGGGATAAGCTTAGACAATAAAAATACTGATCTCATAACTACGATCAGCGATAACCAAAAAGAAATGTTGTCTGTTATCAAGAAGATGGAAGAGGTAATAATCGAACTCGTAAAAGACAAGAAAAGGGCAATAAAGATCGAACCACGAAATGAACAATGGGAATTCACGCCGATCCGCGATCTGACAGGGAGGATTGATAAGATCATAGGCAAGAGCTCAGCCGGGAAAAAAATTACCATACATTAGGATAAAACATGAATTATAAAGGGAAAGAATACGCTTTAGTTACGGTGATAGGAAAGGTTAAATATTACAGAAGCACCGAGAGCTATGCCGGGAGAGGATTGTCAGATGAAATAGAACTCGGCTCAAATGGTAAAATCACGAAAGTTAAAATAAAAGATAAGGTGAAGATAAAGTAAATGGCGACTTATTCTTCTGACGTTACAGACCCTACCCCGTTATCCGCTGGAGAAACCGTAGCTGTCGATAGCAACGCTACGGTGATAATTACCGGTGGGGCATGGGGAGCGGCTGGCGCGGGTTCGATAACTGTAACCTATGGCAGACTTATCTTGCGCAACACCTCGACTTCGGCTGGATGGGTTTTGACTTGCACACCGTCAGGCGTAGGAGCTTTCACTGTCCAAGACCAAGGCATTTTAGAGATAGACGGAGACTGGATTTCCATTGGGACAGGCACGGGTTCAGCTTCGTTGACACTGAATGGAGCACTGACCAGTTCCGCGACTTCGGTGGTGGTAAATGAAGACATTTCAGCTTTGTCAGCTGATGGACAACTTTTGATAGATTCTGAGTATATGTATTATTCATCGAAAAACAATGGAACTAAGACCTTTACGGTGGTTAGAGGCAAAGGCGGGACGAAAGCGGTAGCTCACTTGAACGCTGCGGCAGTCAAAGCGTCCAACGCCGACCAGACCGCTACACACTGGGAATCGACCATTAACGATTATTGCCCCGCCATCTGGGTGGAAACGGCCGCTGGCAGCGGAGTATATGAAAGATTTTTAAATTTGGCAGGTGGTTACGCTACCAACAATCTGGCGTGGGCGAATGTGGGTTCAGGAAAATACGGAAAGTTTTTTACGCAATCTGGAGCAACGCTTACTTTTGGCGATGGTTCGACAGGAAAATGTCCGCCTCCGGGGGCCAATATCCGTGTTCCGAACATCATCCTACGGAGCGGAAACACGAAAAGTGCCACGGGTCTTAGCATAGCCGGAACAGGCAAACGTATTTTCGACACCGGTACATTGATAGATATCTATACTTCCGATTCTTTCGCTAAATCCGCCTATTCACACGTAGCTTTCGGGTTGCCGGTAACTACTGTTTCCGGCATCGACCAACTTGACTTTATCGACTGTGCTTGGGGCAACTGGTCCGGAGAGGGAGCGAACAGCGGGTGCGGGTCTTATACAAGCGTTAAAGTTTTAAATATGACAGACTGTTCAGTCTATAATAAACCAGCCAGCTCTTCCCAATATGCCATTAACCTGAATGGCAATGTCATTTTCACCGCAGATAATTGCGAGTTTATTTGCATGCTCACTGCCTCCAATAATAACAATGTCGGATTTTATTCAGGCGCTACCAGCAATGAACTCTATATGACTGACTGCTTGTGCGTGGGGGCTGGTTCATATTACGGACGATATATCAAGATCATCGACCATGAGATAGCCGAAAATGTCCTTTTGAATGATACCAACACCGGAAGCTCTAAACGAGCCATGGCGTTTTCTGGTATGACTGATGGAGTTATCAACGGTCTTTACCAACCGGCAGGCGGTAGTTTCCCCGGCACCAACGGTGCAGCCTTATATTTCCTGTCCGGGATCACCCTAAAAATTTATAATGTCGATATATCTGCGACGGAAAATACCTATGTAGCGTCGTATGCTTCCAGCGGCTATTTCGTCAATATGAACTTTAGAAATTGGCAGGTGCAGGGCTATAAGACCAACCTGTTCCAGCAGGGTTCTTCCGTGCAACATTACGGGCAACTGATGTCTGATATCATCTGCTATGAAACAGGTGCAGGGACAACGCTCGCAGCGTTCAAATTTTCTAACTCGCCCATCATGAGAAAAATTACCTGTTCCAGTCTTCCTGTTACTACGGCTCTGACCGTCTATGATTCCCCAATGTGGTATATTTTGGACGATACCACGGGCGGCACGCTGTCTATAAACCCCGTGGCAGTCTCGGTCAATAATCCCAATGTTACCATTAGCGGTTCGGTAAAGTTCGCCCCGTCCTATGGTCGGGTATATATGCCTGTTGAAGCTGACGAGGTGGAATATGTCTTTCCCTACCTGATTTACGGCATATCCTCGATGGACACCGCAGCTTATACGGTCGCTAACAGCGTTATTTGTGAATATGCGATAGACACGGGCGGGGGATATGGCTCATGGAAAGAACTCACGACCGGAAATGTTTCCGGGGAATCGGTAGATGAAGAAACTGGCTTTTATCTTAAAATCAGATTTAGGGCTACGGCTTCAAATACGGGCAATTATTACACCGTTGCCAATATTGCCTGCACAACGGTCAAAACGGTCATGTACCCCGTGCAGACGGTCACACTTCAACTCGAAAATGTAGTCACCGGCAGTCAATACTGGATAAAGAAAAACAGCACGGGAGAGATTCTTGCTAACGGTACGGCAGCGGCCTCAACCGTGAATATCCCTGATATAAATTATGCTGCAGATTTCGGAATAACAATCAGGGTAAGAAAAGCAGGTTACGAGCCGTTTGAAACAGGGGGAACCGTAACAAGTGGGGGCATCTCTTCATGGATTTCCCAGGTAGCAGATACCGCAAAGGGAACGGCAGCGGCCTCGGGGGTGAGCTATAACTATTCGACCAAGGAGATTGCTGTCACATCAGCGAACACCGTGAATGAGGTTTACTCTCATATCATGGAAACATTCGATGATGCTGCCCAAATGGATGATACCATTCCCATGAGAGCCGATACGCCGACACAATACACGCTTCTTAATTCATGGGTATTTACTTCTTCATCTATTCAGTATCTCTCGGGAGGGGCACTGCAGGATGATGCAGGAAACAACATCTGGACGAGAGTTAAGACCTTAGGCAGCATCGTTGCAGGGACCACGCTTTATATAGAACAGGATGGGGCGGTCGTATGGACGGCAGGGTCTACAGGCCATATCGATATGCTTCTCCAGACAAAAAGCGGTGGTTCGGAGATCGATGGCCAGAACTTTACCGTTTATGCGAGATTGTTCCAACAAACATATGACAGCAATTCAGCAACAGGAGGTTTCTTTACAGCGTATCTCGCCCTTGCTACCCAAGCCGATCCGGAACTGACGATAGCTTCTGCTGTCCTCGATGCTTATACCGGAGTATCTATAGAGTGGGGTTCTTTCCTCGAAGATATAGGGGATGGCGATGGAGACAAACCCTATTCGATCTTTATTGAGTGCAATAATTACACGCTTGCTCAGATCTATAACTGGCTGCAATATCAATTATTGTCGGCATCTGACATCGATGCAGGAGCAGGGACGCACATTGGCAAGATAACTGCCGAGTTTGGTTCTTATAAAGGCGGGACATTTATCGGCGCTATTGGAGTATGGCTGAATAATGTCGCCACTGCAGATATTAATAATTATATTGTCCACGACGATAATGGAGACCCGCATGAGGCTCCTGTACCTCCAACAAGCATAGCCGTCAACAATATCGTTTCCGGGTCCACGGTCTATATGTACGATGTGACGAATACGACGGAACTTTGTAATGAAGTCGTTGTCGGGACATCGAAGAGCGTTGTTTATGCAGGAGGATCCGGCAATACCATCATAATCAGGGTCAGGCATAAGGATTATGTGCCATGGAAAACTACGGGCGTTACAACTACTTTGGGCATGTCGGCTACTGCCGATCAGGTTCTTGATGGAACGATATCTTCTTATACTGCATCTATCGCTACCGATTACGATGTTGATACCGGGACAAAGATCATTACCCATGTAACTGGCAGCACGGTCTACACAGTTCGAGAATTCCATTCCTGGCTGAATGATTTATTTGCCGGCACAGGGTATATGGAGTTCGATTATGCTTCCGTTGCCTTTACGAAATACAATATTCAGCTTGTCAACGCCTATTACTTCTCGGATGATGCGGATACGCAATATCTCAAAACAGGTTCGGTGATATGTCATGATGGCGACCGACTCTATGGCTCGGTAATCACGATAGGAACAATCGGGGCGCAGGATATCTATATTGTTCAGAATTCAACAAAACTCACATCTTTCTGGGGTTCTGGCCCTATTGACGTTCTTATCAAGGTTAAGGATTCAGGCGTATTGATCGATTCCGGCAAGCTGAGTATCTTTACGCGCGATTGGGGAGAGCAATTCGACCATACCATAGTCACCATTACCGAGGGAGGGAAGAACTACGCCGCAATTTCTACCGGGACCGATGCCAATAACGATACAGCATTAGGCACAGTGGCGACATATTCAGACATTACGCTCACGGAAGGCACGGCGAATAAGCAGATCGACGCGGCAGACTCGGCGGCAGATTACGATGTTGTCATTGACTGTAATGGCAGAACGCTGAAGGAAGTCTATGAATACCTGAAATATGTCACCAGGGCAGGCTCGACCTTTACGATTCTCTCCGATAATGGAGAGGAATATTATGCCATGGACCCCGGCTATGCCGAGACAAAGAACGGGCCTTTTGGTTCTTTCGCGGGAGGTAAATTCTTCGGAGCGCAGGGAGTATGGATAGAAAACATGGCTCTTGCAGACCGTATGAATTATGAGCTGATCGACAGCGCAGGGGTAACGCATATGCCAACGGTGGTAACGGCGTATATCGCGGTCTCGAATATTGTGGATGGTTCGAGAATCCAGCTTTATGATATTACCGCCGATGCTGAATTAGCTAATGAGATCGTATCGGGAACATCATTCAATTTCGGATATACCTATTGGGGCAGTGATCATGATATCCGGGTAAGGCTCACAATGGTTTCAGGGGCCTCGACAGCCTATAAGTGGTATGAATCTCAGGGCACTGCCACAATTAACGGCATGAGCCTCAGAGCGAGCCAGGAAGCCAATACGATATATACAACAAATAATGTAGACGGCTCAACGGTTACGGAATGTTCGGTATCGGGAACCACGATCAGGATTTATGTGGACGATCCGGATAACACCACGACAGCGCAAAGGATTTATAACTGGTATCAGTACATGCTCTTTACCGAGGACGGCATACGGGACCAGGACGGAGCTTATGTGATCGGCAATGATTCGACGCATTATACCCTTGATAACAGCATGAAAATAATCAATCAGGATACGCTGAATCCTCTCAACATTACAGGAGCCAATATTGTTCCGCAATCGGGACCGGCAACGAATATTTTTGATTTGAGCAATGGGGCTTCGATGTGCCTCAACTTCAACCGCGTTGAAGGCTTTGCCTATTCCTCCGGCTCGGGATTATCTACAGAAGAACATAATACCCTGCTTGCTATTGATAACGTTGTCGATGCCATGAGCGGCAAAGTAATAGACATTCACGATACAAGCATCGGGAAATGGGTGCTCGATCGCGTTGCCCTTACCTTGACCCATTACCGTGCCGATGGCGTAACTGTTCTTAAAACCTTCAATCTTACTGAAGAAGAAGGCGTATATGTAGCGAGAATCCCGGCATGATCATTACTCAGGGATACGGTGCCAAAACAGTAATAACGAGCGGTTATGGCAGTTATGTCCCTTCAATTATCGTTCCTCCACCGGCAGAAAGCAAAATTCCAAGTGGAGGATCTTACATCCCAGACGGCGTTATTCATCCAACAAAGCCTAAAATAAAAAGGCCGTATATTGACGACGACGAAGTTTTTGAGATTTTAGCAAAGATATTCGTGGAGGTAATTTCATGAGCTCATTAGCGAACTGCTTAAAAATACATAATATATCTCCTGCTGAGGCAAAGCTTATTCGCCAGAAAGCAAAGGATTACAAAAGAGAGAAATTCAGTGCCAAGGAAGCCAACGAGGGCGCAGTACAGGACGTTATCAATCAGTTTATCCAGGAGAGAGAAAACATAATCCGGCAGATCGAGGCGGCGAAGAAAGGAGGCAAAGAAAATGCCAAAGTGCAAGAAACCCAAAAAACCGTAACCGAAGTAACTCCATTCACAAGGGGATACATTGTCAAGGATCGGCTATCCGGCCGCATCGGTGTTGTTGTCCGTCCGACATATCCGGGGCGAGTGGAGGTAATTTTCAATGACGGCCGGCGAGATGAGTTTGGGCAGGTTCAGCTTATAAAAACTGAAGAATTCGCCGTCAGCGATCAGGCTATAGATCTGCAAAAATTTGTCCTGAGCAAAGAGCCAGGCCAGCTCCCCCATGAAAAGCTGAAGTCTTTAAAAGCAGGAGATACCTTCTCACATGGATTACATACCTATAAGATTACGGACATTTACGAGGATGGTTCAGTCAAAGCGCTCGATATAACCAACAAGAAGAAGCCTATCGAAAGAGTATTCCATGATTTCGAGAAAGAAACCCATCTCAAGCTAGACACTTCAGAAGCGAAGAAGCCGGAGGAATATGGCACCAAAAATACCGTGTTCACAAAGGAGAGGGCAGACGCGGCCAGGGAGAGATTACGCAAGAAGCTCAACCGGGTATATATGGGCCTCGATCCAGAGATTGTCAGGGATGGCATTGAAATAGCCGGATTCCATATTGAGGCAGGGGCCAGGAAGTTTAAGGATTATTCCCTTAAGATGATTGAGGATTTCGGGGAGGCTATCAGGCCTTACCTGAGGTCGTTTTACATGGCAGTAAGAAATTATCCCTCCTTTGATAACGAGGGAATGAATACCGAGGCCGAACTGGATTTGATCGAGAAGCAGGCAGAAAAGGGCGAGGAAACAAAGCCGTATTTTATTTACCAGAAAGAAACACGGAATTTTATGGAGGTGGACGGCAAAAAGATAACGTTCGAAGGCTTTGAAACCAATGATCTTTTTATCTACCACCATCCTAAGGATACGATCGATAATTGGGCTATCTACGAGGGCCATTCTGGAATAAAAGTCTCTGGCGGCCGCACGAGGAAGGAAGCCATTGAAAATACACGCAAGTTATTGGAAAAGAACAAAGATAGAATCGAAGAAGCTATTAACAGGGCAATAGAAAGTACCGGAAGATCTCCGAGGTATGCAGGTGTTGACTTCGGGGAGCAAAGTGCTAAAATAAAGCCAGAAGGAGTTATTGATGAAAGCTTGGGTACAGCAGGCAATCAACCACTGGAAGGAGTTTCAGCCGAAGAGGTACGAGGAACTTCAGAAGGCGGGCCAACTACAGCAGGAGGCGGAGAGCGCGGCAGAGCTGACCGAGAAGGCACTGGAAGAACTGATGTCGCAGGGAGCGACGTTCTCGGAGGCGTGGGAGCAGGTGAGAGAGTTATACCTATTCCCGAAGGAAGAGCCGAACTTGGAGACGTCAGAGAAACAGGACGACCTGAGCGCACACAAGATAATAAGCTCGGAAATGCAGAGCCTTCAGGAAGCACTGAACGAAGCGGATTAACCCCCACTCCCGGAGAAATAACCCCGAAGCAAAACTACACGATCACCGATGCCGATAATCTAGGCAAAGGGTCTCAAGCACAGAAATTCGCTGACAACGTAGCGGCTATCAAGCTGATCAAGAAACTTCAGGAAGAGGGCAGGCAGGCCACGCCTGAAGAGCAGGCCGTCCTTGTTCGATATGTAGGGTGGGGCGGTATCAAAACTGCCTTCCCAGACGAAACCGGGAAATTCAATAAAGGATGGGAAAAGAAGGGTCAACTACTTAAAGATCTGCTCAGCAAAGAAGAATGGGACGCTGCATATAGCACCATTCTTGACGCCCACTACACATCACAAGCTGTAATTAACTCCATGTACGAGATTGTAGACCGGCTCGGTTTCAAGGGCGGCAATGTCTTGGAGCCATCTATGGGCACCGGTAATTTCTTTGGCCTCATGCCTCTTAGCATGAGAAACGATTCGGCCCTTACCGGAGTGGAATTCGACAATATTACCGGAGCCATAGCGAAACAACTATACCCGAATACGCATATCATGGCTCCAATGGGATTTGAGGATGCAAGATTCGCTGATAATTTCTTTGATCTCACAATAGGAAATCCACCATTCGGCAACAGGCCGATACCGTATGGTACGAGTAAACACCTAAAGGGATTCACCATCCATAATTATTTCTTTGCGAAATCATTGGATAAACTGCGCCCTGGCGGTATTCAGGCAATGGTAGTTTCGAGATGGTTTCTTGATAAAAAAGACGCATCACAAAGAGAATACCTGGCCCATCGAGCTAACTTCATCGGGGCGATCCGGCTACCGAATACGGCCTTTCAGGAAAATGCACTCACAGAAGTAACCACGGATATTGTTATTTTCCAGAAACTTCCCGAAGAGGCATATGGCAGTGCAGATAAATCATGGACGAAGACCGGGATGGTACAGGACCCACTCGGCGGCGAGGACATAGAGATCAGCCAGTATTTCATAGATAATCCCGTGATGATGCTCGGCCGCATGGAGCGCAGCGGGAAAATGGTAACTGGCATGGAGCCCACTCTTGCATACATAGACGGTTCAGATATCAACGCCATGATGCAGGACGCCATTAATCAGCTTCCCCAGAATATATACGGAGAGACCGGGACCGTATTGCCAACCTATGAGCTTACAAGGGAAAGTGTCGAGCCTGCGCCGGAAGGCTACAACATTGGGTCTTATATCGTAGAGGACGGCAAGTTAAAGCATATCGAAGAATCTCCGGACGGCTCGCAAGTATCCGTAGAACTAACTCCGGAGACGCAATGGACAGAAAAACAAAAACTCGGGCAAGGAAGATATGAAAGGCTGATGAAGCTCGCTGAATTGCGCGATTCTGTACGAAAACTTCTTCGTCATGAAGTCCAGGACGATGCTAAATCCGTCATGGAGGAGGAACGGGAAAAGCTCAATAAGCTTTATGACGAATTTGTAAAGGAGCATGGATATCTCAACAATACCGCCAATGCCTCTCTTTTCCATGACGATCCTGATAGCCCTCTTCTTCTCGCTTTAGAAAACAATTATGAGAGGGGTATCAGCAAGACAGTGGCGGCAAAGCTCGGTATCAAACCTGAAAAGCCGACAGCCAGTAAGGCAACGATATTCAAGAAAAGGGTTATTTCTCCATATGTTCCAGTAAACAGCGCTGATACGGCCGAAGACGCCTTGATGATCACGTTATCTCAGCTTGGAGAGGTAAACATCACTCACATGGCAAACCTTACCGGCAAGGAAAATAGCGAGATAATAAAGGAACTTCACGATGATCTTGAAAACCCGATCATCTTCCTGAATCCTGAAACCGATACCTGGGAGCAGGCTTCGAAATATCTGAGCGGCAATGTCAAAAAGAAAGAGAAGATCGCGCGTGAGAAGGGCCTGATAAAAAACGCTGAAGCTTTGAGGGCCGTATTCCCTCCTGATATAAAAGCCTCGGATCTATCCGTTAAGCTCGGGGCGTCCTGGGTCAACGAAAAGACATATGAGGATTTCGCTAAATACCTGTTCGGAGATGAGGCCGACGTAGTAGCAAAATATATAGCTACAGACGGCAGAATTATCATCGACATAAGGGGAGGCAATGAAGGCAAATTACGCAAATACAGCACGCCGCGCATAGATGGGCCAACCCTTCTTAAGAAAATCCTCGGATCAGCGAACATCGCAGTGTATGACGTCCTCGATGATGGTTCACGGCAGATCAATAAAGATGCAACGGTAGCGGCCATTGCAAAGGCAGATGAGATCCGGCAGGAATTCGAAGATTGGATATTCAGTGAAGCCGGGAGAAGAGATTCACTGCTCCAATTCTATAACGATAACTTTAATACTGATGTCGAGCCTAAATACGATGGTGAACACTTACTGCTACCCGGCAAGGTGCCTGATGCCACTATTCAGCTACGCAGACACCAGAAAAACGCTATATGGAGAATCATTCAGGATCAGAAAGCATTACTCGACCATGTAGTAGGTGCAGGCAAGACCTATACCATGGTAGCAGCAAGCATGGAAATGAAGCGCATGGGAATTGTAAGGAAGCCCATGATAGTAGTCCCTAACCATCTGGTAACTCAATGGGCGAAGGATTTCTATACCTTGTATCCGGGAGCAAAGATCCTCGCCATGAAAAAGAAGGATTTCGAAAAGAGAAACCGGAGAACTATGCTTTCCAGAATCGCTACAGGAGATTGGGATTCCGTCATTGTAGCACATTCCAGTTTTGGCTTTATCAACGTAGATAAAGAGTGGGAAGCATCATTTATCAAGAAACAAATCGACGATCTGATGGAGGCTGCCAGAATCACCAGAGAGACGGAGGGGAAGAGAAGCCGGAGGGCGAGCGAATATCAGAAGGCGGTCGAGCGCCTTCAGGCAAAACTAAAGGCCCTGCTTGATAAGCCGATCGACAATATTCTTACCTTTGAAGAGCTCGGCGTCGATCATCTGTTTGTAGATGAAAGCCACGAATTTAAGAATCTTTTCTTTACAACGGCAAAGCGCATGCTCGGCCTCGGCAACCCCATGGGAAGCCAGAAGGCAATGAATCTGTATATGAAAGCCCAATGGTTACAGCAGAAGCACTCTGGCAAGGGAGTGGTATTTGCAACCGGCACTCCGGTCAGCAATAGCCTCAGCGAGCTTTATACGATCCAACGCTATCTCGGGCTGCAGGATCTTGAAAACAGAAACATAAAGTCATTCGATGCATGGCTGAACAACTTCGGGCTAGAGCAGAGCGATTACGAATTGGACAGCACGGGAGTAAAGTTAAAGGCCGTGAATCGCCTCAGAAGCCTTACCAATATCCCTGAAATTATGTCGCTTTATAAGCAATATGCTGACGGAGTGACAAACGATGATATCAAAAAGGCCTACAAAGAACAGACCGGCAAGGAATTTCCCATACCCGGTATCAAGGGCGGCCAGAGACAGAATGTTGTCGTAGATCGCTCAGATGATCAGGCCGCATATTTCGCAGATATAGTACAAAGGGCAGACGCCGTAGAGAAAAAAGATGTAGAGCCAGAAGAAGATAATATGCTGAAGATCACCACTGATGCTCGAAAAGCGGCCCTTGATATCAGGCTCGTAGATCCAGGAGCAAGCGATCATCCCGGCAGCAAGACTCACGTAGCCGCTGACAGGATAAGGGATATTTGGGAAAAATGGTCGGCAGACAAAGGGACGCAGCTTGTTTTTCTCGATCTGTCAATCCCTCTCAGCGCATCAAAGAGAGAACAGGCCAGTATCATAGATCTTATCAACAAAGCAGACGCGGGAGATGAAGAGGCTCAGCTTGCCCTTGATAAGCTAAATCCTGATGATCTTGTTGCCGCAGAATCAGCAAAAAGCGGATTCAGTGTATATGACGACCTGAGATCAAAGCTTATTGATCGTGGAATTCCTGCAGGGGAGATAGCTTTCATCCATGACTACAATACGGACAATAAGAAGCAGGATCTTTACGATATGGTCAACGCCGGGAAGATAAGGGTGCTTCTCGGGAGCACTTCCAAATTGGGCGCAGGGACGAACGTTCAAAAGAAGTTGGTAGCGGAGCATCACCTTGACTGTCCTTGGAGGCCTTCCGACATTGAGCAGAGAGAAGGAAGGATTATTCGCCAGGGCAATGAGTTAGTTGAAAAATATGGTGTCGGTAAATTCGATGTCGAGATTCATGCGTATGCTACAGAACAGACTTATGACGCTCGTATGTGGCAGGTTCAGGAGCAAAAACTGATTGCTATAGGAGCATTGCGGAGCTATAAGGGAGAAAGAGAGATTGAAGAAGTAGCCGCGGCTGCCGCGACCGCCGCAGAGATGAAGGCCGCTTCAACCGGGAATCCTCTCATTCTTGAGGAAGTTAAGTTAAAGGATTCAATCAGAAAGCTCGAAATAAAGCAGAAGTCTCATAAGAGGCAGATATGGGACGCTGAAAGCGATATCAAGAAATTCGAACGGGCCCTCGAGGTCTTCCCTGAAGAGGTGAAGGATCTGGAAGTGGACGCCGAAAAAGTACGCAAGTATAAAGATAATCCATATGGCGAAGACAGGCCTTCCGTCAAAATACAAGGCAAAGAATACACAGATAGACAGGAGGCCTTAAAGGCGGCCAACGATGAAAAACTACGGCAAATCGGAGGCAAGGATGTAGAAACCCTTGTCAGAGAAACTCTCGTATTGAACATAGACGGAGAAGACTATAAAGGCTTCGATACGATCAAGCAGTATATCGTCGATCATATTTCAGAAGGCTTCAATGTTTTGGTCGATGGAAAGAAAAAGCATGTATCAACAAAGGATAGAGCAGAGAGCATAGTTTCTGACGCCATGGATGTAAGAGAAAAAGAGGTAATGAAATCTCTTCCGAAGTTTTCTATCGATATCAATGGCACGCCAGCGACAAGCTCAACTGCAATAACGAAAGCCATACATGACGCCTTTGGTGACATGGACCCTTTTGCTATGGAGATCGGAGGCAAAGCCTACATAAAGAGATCTGATGCCGGAAAGGCCGCCCAGGACATGATCGACGATCAGTTGCCAACGGTAAAGGGAGATATGCTGTCAAATTATCGTGTTGGTACTTTTGCAGGCATGGAAGTCTTCATAGACGCCTTGAATCATCCAAAAGAATCACATGGGAGGATGTACGAATTCGAGGTATCGATAAAACTCAGGGGGAAGTCTACCCAAATAGATTCCGGCATTGTAAGCAATACGCCGGGAATGGAGATATCCAGAGTAGAGAGATTGGCTAAGCATATTATTTGGGAACTGAGCACGAAGAAAGCGACCTTGAAATCAGCCAAAGAGCAAATGCCTGTTCTACAACAGATTTTATCTAAGACATGGCCGCAGCAGCAGGAGCTTGACGAAAAGAAGGCGAGGCTCGCTGAGGTACAAAAAATACTTTCCGAGAAGCCGAAAAAGCAGGAAGAAGAGGGCGGTGAAGCACCTGCGCTATCCCTATCCGAAGATGAAGACCTGAAGGCCTTCGCGCAATCCATAGAGGCGAAAAATGCTTTCGGATCGGCAATGAATCCGGAAACTTCTGACGATTACCTGGCCCTTCTGAAGAAAGACTATATGACGCTTTCAGACCGGGAGAAATTCATTGTAGACAATCTGATGAGCCCGGAATACAGTCTTGGAGACAGAAAAGCCGCAGGCCTCGACATGGGAGAAGTTAAGGCCTCGATCGTTGATCTTCAGAAGGAATGGAAGAATGGTCCGGATATCCGCGTGGTTCAATCCCAAGCGCAATTACCGGATCGCCTGCAGAAATACATATCTTCCTCAAAGGGCAAGGGAGCCGTGGAGGGGATATTCGATCCCAACACCAAAGGTATTTATCTTGTAGCTGACAACCTTAGATCGATCGGGAGAGCTCATGTTGTTCTATTTCATGAGGCAGTAGGGCATTACGGCCTTAGGGGTATCCTGGGCGGTGATATCGCTCCTATCTTGAATCAGGCCTACATAGCGAAGAAGAAGGAAGCCGATCAGATAGCCAAAAAGTACGGCCTCGATGTCAGCACTCAGGAGGGAAAGCAGCGCGCTGCCGAGGAAGTGCTTGCTCGTATGGCAGAGAAAAATGAAAAGTCACCGTTCCTTCAGAAAGTCTATGCAGCGATAAGAAACTGGCTCAGGAAAATAGGCTTTAATATCAACCTGTCAGACAACGATCTAAGGGTAATGGTATCCCAGGCTCGCCAGTTTATCGAGGAAGGCAAGAAACCCTTGAATCTTAGCGGCCTAGCCGCCATGAGCAGGAGAGAGGCAAGGGGAGGTTTCTACTCTCAGCTTTATAAGGTACTCGACAATAAGTTGCCTGATCAGGTTACTCCTACACTGTTCAATAAGGTGATCGGCCAGCATCGTGAAGGCATACTCGGCATAAAGCCGGAAGAGATAGCAGACACCAAGGCAACCGTCTCAGCGATCTTCGGGGATAAGAAGATCCTGCCGAAACAAGAGATATTGGATTATCTGAGAGCATCGGACAGGACCGATGTTCAGGATGTTGTTTTGGGAGGCGATTCTAAATATAAGAAATTATTGGATAAATTTTCCAGAAAAGTTAGTAAGAGACTAGGCCGCCAAGGATGGACATTTGAAGATCTAACAGAGGAAGAATATAAAGAGTATTACGAAATTTATAAGCGAAAAGATGTGTCTTATTACACTACTCTTATAGCTGAAACAAAAGCAGAGAAAGATAAGGTACTGGAAGATTTTAAGGAGGCAGAAAATGTTTTTGATAGGATTTCCGAAAACTTAAAAAAAGGTATCCCAGTAGGTTCGTCAAATAAGAAATTTTATGATGACTATTTTAAGAATGGGAATCCGTTTGAAGCTGAACTATATAGATTATATGACAAGATAAAGATGCTGGAAGAGGAAAAGGAAAGGTCAGCAATTCAAGGAACGCATTTCTCGGAATATAGCATACCTGGATATATAACTGATAGTTATAGAGAACAATTTGTAACGGCGAAGAAAATATCCGGAGAAAAATTAAAAGATAATCCGGAGCAAAACTGGAAAGACGGCCATTCGGCATATTCAAATATCGAGAATCCGATTGTGCGAATACGCTACAACGATCGAACGGATGCTGATGGCAACATCATAAGATTTATAGAAGAACTTCAGGGGCCAAACCCTGAAAACGAAAAGAAGATGCCAGAAATATACCGGAAGTATAAATATCAGATAGGACTAAAGCGAATCCTTCAAAATATTGCTGAAGAGAACGAAACGAGAAAAGCTAATTTTGAAGATACAATAGATGCTATCGCATGGACTACCGGAGATACGCAAGCTTACAGGTACAATCTCAGTACATATATCGATGAGATAGGTTATGCCGTTAATGACGATGGAACCTATGAAATACATTCATATAAGCATGGAGAAGAATTATCTCAACTGACACAGAAAAATGTACCATCAGAAAAACTTGAAAATATTGTTGGCCTTAATCTTGCCAAGAGAATAAGGGCAGGAGAAGGTGCTAAAGATGGTGATCTGAAAATGTTTGGAGGCCTCGATCTTAAAGTTGGAGGAGAAGGCCTGAAAAGAGTATATGATGTCACGATACCTAAATTCCTCAATAAATACGGAGAACAGTGGGGCGTGAAGGTCAAGGAGGTTGAGATTACCTTGGCGGGGATGAAGGATGCTGGCGACAGAGTTTTTGACACTAAGGCTGCCGCTATTGATTGGGCCGATGAGAACCTTGGAAATCACCAATACGAGATACAAAAGCGTGAGAACATCGGCGGATTTATTATCTACGATTCCTACGACCATAAATATATTCAAGGGGATTCTGTGATACTAGCCTCTTCCATCCCTATCACTCCCGAGATGCAGGCCGATATCCTCCAAGAAGGGCAGCCGCTATTTGCGCGCCAGGAGATGAGCGTGGCCGAGCTCGAAACATGGAAGAAACAGACGGAGGAATTATACGCGGCCGAGCCGCTAACCGAAACTGACGCGGTAGGACGGCTGAATCGCAGGCTTACTCTCCGGGAACTGGACAATGCCATTAAAAAAGCAAGGGAACGCGAAAAAACAGCGCCTATGTTCTCTCGTGGCGATATCGATCCTGTATCCTCGGACTTCGCGGAAGTGGAGCAAAGAATTCAGGCGTCCAAGGGCGCACCAAAGGCGGGGCTTAAAGAGAAGATAACCAAAGGTATCGAAAGAACTGCCCATTCCTTTACCAGACATTTCCCTCTTCTGGACCCGAAAAGAGACGGAGCAGAATCGGATATCCTGAGAAGAGCGGAAAGCATACCGGAATATGCCAAGAAGACCGCGACGAAAGACATAGCGGCCATTGTCGGTAATTTAAGAAAAAATCAGGCCGAAGTGTTTACTCGCGTACTGATACTGGACGATATGCTGAAGGATATCGAAAGCGGCCTCCTGAAAGGCGAACTGCCGTTCGGGTATGGCAACGAAGAGCAGGTAAGGGCTGATCTCGAAAAGTTTCAGCGCGCGGCAGATGGTAATGCCGAGATCCGGGCGGCACTGGAAAAACGTAAGCAATACATGGATAACCTTCGCAATCGTCTTGTCGGCAGGGGTTTACTCCATGAATCCGTCAATGAAGACGATCGCTATTTCCATCATCAGGTTCTTGAATATATGGCAATCCGGGCAGAGGGAGGCCAGTATACCGGCTTATCTTCCGGGGATATGAGGCTGAAGAAAAAGGGATGGCAGCTCGCCAGAAAGGGCTCATATCTCGATTACAACACCGATTATCTTCAGTCTGAATTCGAGGTAGTATCACAGGCCCTTTCACAGATCGAGACGGCTGATACCATGAAAAGACTCAAAAGGACGGCCGATATTTCCGGCCAGGTGAGAGCCGAAGCAAGAGATCATGACTTGGATAACTGGCAAGAGGCAATACCCGAGGGCTATACGATATGGCAGCCGGAAAAGGGGAATCACTTCTACCGCGTGCATGTCCTTACGGAAAGGGTCCTTGATCAACTCCTAGCCGATATCGACACATGGGATACAACCAAGAGTTTCGATGAACTCATGGAAAGCAACGAGGTTCGGCAAGTATTGGCCCTCGGAGGGAAAAAAGAACAGTGGGTTATCCCGGACAGGCTTGCAAAGACGCTCGATAATTTCAGGGCCTTTAAAGATGAGGGGCCGGTCGGCAAAGCCTCCAAATCTATTCTTAACACTTGGAAGCAATGGACGCTTTTAAATCCATTCAGGATCGTCAAATACAACCTGAACAACATGAGCGGCGACCTTGATATTGCTCTTGCATATAGCCCGAAGATCCTGAAATATGCGAAGGGAGCAATGGCCGATCTCTTAAGAGACCAGAGGAATAAAGCCGTTACTCCTGAGCTTCAGAAGGAACTGGATATAGCCCTGAAGAAAGGCGTCATAACATCAGGCATAACTATCCATGAGATTACGGACATAAACGAATCCGGCCTTTTCAGTATCCTTACAGGAAAAGATCATAATCTTATTCAAAAGATATGGAAAACCGCGAAAGATTATACGAACTGGCGCGAAAACATCCTGCGCCTCGCGGCCTACCGTCACTTTAAAAATGAGATCGACAATGGCAAAAAGGTATACGGAGCATCGAAAAAGGCCGAGATAGACAAGATCACGAATCCTGACGATCGTGCCGCTAAACTGGCCAGAGAGCTGATAGGAGATTACGGAAATGTCTCTGAGGCCGGCCAGTGGATCAGGGCCCATATGATTCCCTTCTGGTCGTGGGCTGAAATCAATGCTCCAAGATATGTTCGCCTTATGAGAAATCTAAAGAATGAAGGACGTACCACAAGAGATGCTCAGGGGATAATAGCCTGGAAGGCAACCAAACTCGGCCTGAAGGCCTCTATCTTGTTTGCCCTGATAAGCCTTTGGAATGGTACGTTCTGGCCGGACGAAGAGGAAGAGCTTGGCATAGGAGGCAGGAGACAGCTTCATATCATCCTCGGCAGAAATGAAGATGGCACGATCAGAACGCTAAGATTTCAAGGTGCCCTCTCTGATGCGCTTTCATGGTTTGGCCTTGAAAATCTTCCCCAGGATGTAAAGGATGTGACGAGCGGCAGAACAACCTTTAGCAAGAAATTCGAAGAGGCTTACAAGGCTCCAATAAACAAGGTGATTCAGGGAATGAGACCGCTTGAGAAGGTAGGCTATGAAGTGGCTACCGGGAAAACGCTTTACCCGGACGTTTTGAAGCCTCGGCCGATCAGAGATAAAGCCGAGCATATCTTTAAATCCCTATCTCTTGATATGCCGTACCGAGCAGCGACCGGAAAGCCGTCTCGGGGAGACGAAGTTGCAGGCTTCATTTCTTATAGAGTAGATCCGGGAGAGGCGGCCTATTACGATACCTTGTCGGATATCAGGGATTTCCTTAAAGAGCATGACGTCGATGTTCCCGATATTTCTCCGACAAAACGCTCTAATGCCCTGTATTATTACAAGCAGGCAAAAAAATATGGAGATCAGGAAGCCAAAGAAAAATACCTGAAAGAATATCTCGATGCAGGAGGAAGGCGGCAGGATATTCTAAAGAGCATAAAGAAAAGCGATCCTCTTTCTTTTGTTCCAATTAAGCTCAGGGTTGAATATATGAAATCTCTGAACGGAGAGGACTTGAATACCCTGAATAGAGCAAGAGAATGGTGGAGATCGACGTATTTTAACCAGTAGAAAATGCTTGATATTATGGTAAATTTATGGTAATTTGAGCGAGTTAATATAGAGCGGCCGCAGGAATACCAAGGCTATTGAGATCATAATAATCTCGATGGCCTTATTTTTTTTAAGGAGGAATTATGAAAAAGCTTCTTTTAGTTGTCGGTTTCATTTTCATAGGGATGGTGATATTAATGGGCATGGTCGGCATATCATCTGCTCATGATGCGGTTCTTTTGGAATGGGACACGCCAACAACAAATGACGATGGCACTCCAATATCTGATTTTCTGGATGCCAACGGATTTGCAAACTATATTATAAAGTATGGACCGTCAAGCAAGGTTTATGATACCGAGCTTCAGGCAAGTATCCATTCGATAAATCCTCAAACATCTCTTCTCATTCCCGGTCTTATAGCAGGGAAAACCTATTGTTTTACTATTCAGCCTGTAAATCAAAAAGGGAAGACGGCTCCAGGTTGGTCTCCGGAAGCGTGCGCGACGCTCGATATTCAGCCGTCTTCAATTATGGTCATAAAGGCCACTAAAGCATATTCGAAATAAGGAGGAAGTGAAGAAATGTTTAAGAGAAGTGCGCTTGTTATTCTTGCAGTTTTGGCTATTACCTGCACTTATTATTATCCGGCAGAGTGTGAGAAATATGATCATTCATTTAGATTTAAAGAAAATGAGACCGGGATAGAAGTTGTTGGTACTTTTTTCTGCGGCGATCATGATAAGAAAATCGAAAGAGTATTTGCCGTTGATAAAAAGACGCCATCAAACAAAGTAACGATAGAATTTGTAAGAGGTTCAAATTTTCAGTTAAATTGCGATAAATAGTAAAAATTGCGGACAAGATCTTTGAAATTTCGGCTCATTAAGGCATGCTTCCAATGTAATCATCAGACTATGGCTTCTGGCTATGGGTACTGTGCTAGAGCGCAAAAGGAAATAAGAGATATTCAGGATATCCCGCCGTGGTGTCCGTTGCCTGATCTGCCGAGCAAGTGCCAGTGCGGTAAAATAAATAAATAAAAAAGGAGATTGGAGCATGAGCGCGCAAGGGGTAACTGTTTTAGGAGATCGTATAGCCAGTCTCACGATTGCAGATGCCGTTATATTATTTGTTGCCTGGCACATGATCAAGGAACTCATAGCTTGGTTCAAAACAAAGGTTTTCCGTAAACTGGACGTCGATGATACACAATTTGTCACATTGTCAAAATGCATGGAACGCCAAAGCAACTGTAGCGCACTGGTCAATGTCGCAGCCAGTATACAGGCGATAAAGACAGCAATGTATATAATCGTCTTACATTCGCAGATCGCAGAGGCAGATAAAGAGAGGGCCCTAAACGCCCTTGAAAGAAGATCAGAACCCAGAACGTAATCCAATGGCGGAGGACACGCTACCGGAAATTCTAGTTTACTGTCAGAAGTGCAGATGGCGAGAAGTCAAAGATGCCCTGCGATTGTTTAAATGCACTGATGCCGTCTGTAAAGATACTATAATGTGCATTGTCGTAAGAAACTGCCAGAAATGCAGAAAGGAAAGAAGAAATTATGGCTGATTTCAATAAGGCTTTCCCCCGTCTGATCGACATCGAGGGCAAGCTGTCTAACGATAGCAATGATTATGGAGGCCTTACAAAATACGGCATAGCGAAAAGATTTTATCCGGAACTGGATATAGCGAATCTCACGCTCGAAGATGCAAAGGCCATATACAAAAGAGATTTTTGGGACAAGATGCGCCTGGATGAGATAGACGATCAGCGCATAGCCTTTGAGATGTTCGAGATATCCGTCAATATGCATTGGTCCCGTGCGCTCAAATTTGCTCAGGAAGCCTGTAATCTGCTCGATCGTAAGGTAGTTGATCAGCTTGTCGTTGATGGCCTCATTGGCCCAAAGACGCTCTCTGCTATCAATACGGCCACATATCCTCAGGCAGTGGTTATCTTTCTGAATGGATGCCAGTTTATGCATTACCGGCAGCGCGCGATCGAGGATAAATCCCAGGAGAACTTTTTAAACGGTTGGCTCCTGAAAAGAGTCAGCTTCAAGGAGGAATAGCCGTATGGCCAAAGCTCGGCAGCCGATAGTGAGAAGGAAAGTGCTAACGCTCGAGATCGACACCATCCATCCGAATAGTGCTTTCAAGGTGCCTTCCCTCAATCTGCTATTACAGAGGGAGAATGGCGAAAAGTCTGACATAGGAATTATTATTCGTCAGGCCAGTATCAACTCAGTGAAAAAGGAGGTATAGATCATGACAATGGGAACTTTCTTGGTAATAATGTTGGTCGTTGCAGTGGCGTCTTTCGTGGCCGGGGCCCTCGTAGGCAGGAGAAATCGCAAGAAGCTTGAGACCGGAGTTGCCTATGGCAAGGATTACCTGAACAAGCTGAACAAAAAAGGGTAGAGCCATGAATTTCTTATCACTTGCCCTGCCCCTAACGTCCCTCGGCCTCGGTATAGTCTTTGGCATGATGATCACCAGAACAGATTTCGTTCGCGCTCTATTCAGCGAGAAAGGCGATGTATCATGGGGCAGGGTAGGATCTTTCATCATGCTGAACTTCCTGATCATATGGGTAAACTACGCCATATTTACCGAGCCTTCCCCTCTTGCTGTGCTTAAGGAGCTTCCCTGGACGGCTTTTGCGCTCTTCCTCGGAGCTCTATACGGGATAAGCAAGGCAGGAGAGACAATCCAAAACCTGAAGAAAGATGCCAATGATACAAAAATATAAGCATATCCTCATTTCAATCCTTATTGTTCTTCTCGGCGCTTCTGCGCTTTGGGGATGGTTTCGGCCGAATCCACCGGGAGCGTCAAAAACCGAGTATATACCGGTTCCTCAGGAAAAAATTGTCACGAAGATAAAGACCGTCACGGTGCCGGGACCGGAGCGGATCGTCACCATCGATAAGCCGACGATCGTTGAAAAGCTCAAACTTCCTGATTGGCTGAAAGAAGACAAGGACAAGCAGGTTATAGCAAATGCAGATATCGTTCCGCACAAAGGGCATACTAGCGCGGTCGCAATCATCGACGTAAAGACCGGAGAGGCCCAAATACTAGCGAAGCAACTGCCGCCGCCATTCTTCGACTTTGAGCAAACAAAAGAAATAGGCATGAGGTATGGCGTGTCTTCTGATAGTGGTACTGCGGCCGCTATATATGGCCGATGGACGTTTGCTAGAGTAGGGAATATCAAGGCCGCTCTATACGGAGAAATTGACAATGACGCCAAGGGAAAAGCTCAATTAGACCTTCGTTATGAGTGGTAATTCCAATAAGTATCTCTAATAAGCAAATAAGAATTATTTAATTGACTGTCCTGCCTTTTTGCCTTTAAACTTACCTTAGTCATGCTAACATCATTCTTAATCTGTAATAACAAGTTGGCCGATCGCAGGGCTAAAAACCTTCCTCCTAGTTGGTGTTTAGCATGACGCCTGTGATCGGCCGCCTTTATAGAAAGGTCCGTCCTCTCCTGATTCCCCTCCCATGTCGTCGGGAGATGCGGCGGACCCCCCCCATTTTTAACATTGATAATATTGTATTTATCATGGTTCTCATTAATACCATATTTGATTTATGGTTTATGATGCACGATAATTATCGTTTTGCTTTGTTGTGTTCAAATCTTAGTGTAGTCGCACTTGTTATAAAAGCCACGGTAGAAGAGCGAAGAAATCTTAGAAACGCCAAATATTAGGTAACATGAAAGAACATCCGATTTTATTCTCAGGTTCTATGGTTCGTGCCATCCTTGAAGGTCGCAAGACGCAGACCAGAAGGGTAATGAAGCCTTCACCAAAGGTCAGCATTATGCCATTGCCTCTTGATTTGTGTCCTTACGGCTCTCCCGGCGATAGGCTTTGGGTAAGGGAGACATGGCAACCAATAAATAGGGAGGAACATTTCTTAGGGTTGATAGCATGCCTTTATAGGGCAAATTGCTCTAACGACATGAAAACCTTCACTTTTATAAGTAGATTTGATGGTTCACATATAACTATTCCTGTTGCTAAGTGGAAACCACCCATCCACATGCCACGATGGGCGTCTCACATTACCCTTGAAATCGTCAGCATCCGGGTGGAGAGGTTGCAGGAGATAAGCGAAAAAGATGCGGTAGCCGAAGGCATTTTTTATCATCGGCATATGGAAGGATATGTCAGCGATGAAGAAGGCAGAAACTTTTACGTTTCCGACCCTCGGAGATCATTTGACAAACTATGGGACTCTATCAACGCCAAAAAAGGTTTTGGATGGGACGCTAACCCGTGGGTATGGGTAATTGAATTTAGGAGATATAAGGAGGACGTATGTTAATCACAAAGTTAGGTATTAAATATGTATTGGGAATTTCAGATCAGGAAATAGACCCTGATAGCCGCCTCAATCTTTTTGTCGGTAAGAACGGGGAGGGCAAGACATCCATCCTGAAGGCAATCGAATTAGGCCTCAAGGGCTCTTCTGATGTAAACATTATTCACCGTGGCGCAGATCGCGCCGACATTCTCTTGGAACTCGGAGACGTTAAGGTACACAGGACGCTGAAGACAAAGGGCGCAAATACCCTGAAAGTTACTGCTCCTGTATCCCTGCCGGGAGGCGAACAGAAGGTTATGCCAATACCTGCCCCCCAGGATTATCTCGACGGCCTTCTCAGCGATTTCAGTTTTGACCCTATCCATTTCATTACCATGGATTCAAAGGAGCGATCGAAGTACATCAGGGAACTTTTCAAAACGTCCGTTACGCCGGAAATGCTTTCCTTTATACCTGATCTTCGAGCCGGTATTGATTTCAGCAGAGACGGCCTCGACATTCTGAAAGAACTTCACGACGAATACTATAAAAAGAGGACCGTGGAGAACAAAGAAGAAAAACGCTTGTCGGTTCTGGCTTCCGAGGCGGCAGAGAAGGTAAAGGGCTTTACGGTCGAGGATTATGGCGTCAACGATGTAAAAACAGCTTCCGACAAGATAACCGAGATAGACAAGGAGATATCAGCGGCCCAGGCAGTAGAGAGGCAGGCAAAGGGTACTCAGGCATACTTTGAAAAGCTCGAAAAGAAGATCAAGGATCAGGAAGGGAAGCTACGCCTGATAGACGATCAACTCATTGACATGATCGTTCCACTGAAGGCAAGCATAGAGACTATCGAGCAGGAAATAGCCATGCTATCAAAACAACTTGCCGACAAGACGGAGATGTTAGTCAAAGCCGTGGCAGAAAATCAGGTCAAGGCTTCTCTTATCAAGACAATAGCTGAAGACAACGCGACACTGGCCGCCCTTCCTTCGGTCAAGGATATCCCGGATTTAAACGCGCTCGAAGAACGCAAAAAAGGTTTTGTCGCTGAACTGGCCGAAGCAGAGAGAAAGGAACGGTTATATTCAGAATTCCTTGTTGCTGAAGCCCAATCAAAAGAGTATGCCAAGCAAAAGAAGATTGCTGCAGACCTCGACATTATAGTAAACAAGCTCGGAAAGGAACTCCCCGATCAGATCACCAGAGATGCCAATATACCCATACCAGGTATAAAATTCGATGGCGATAAGATCTACATAGGAAATAGTAGCCTCGACACCATGAGTACGTCAGAACAGGTTAAATTCGCCGTGGATATCGTTGAAATATTCAACTCAAACAAGCCATTGAAACTTCTTTGCCTCGATCGCGCCGAAAGCTTGGACGATGAGACGATCAAGGAGTTTGTTGCTCAGATACCCGAGGGATATCAATTCTTCATTACGATGGTACAGCACGGCAAAGACGAGGATATCCCGGAGGGCTCTTTTCATGTTAAGGGCGGCAAGGCCATCAAGAAAAAAGGGGGAAAGTCATGAACAGAAAGATTATCAAAAGCATCTGTGTAAGGAAGCATCAGGCTCTTTGTGAATCTATCGAAGACCCGCGCGTGAAGGAACTCGTGCAGAAGAACACGATCATTACCGGAGGGGCTATACCGTCCATGCTTGCCGGGGAAAAGGTAAATGATTTCGACCTTTATTTTACCGATCTGGAAACCGTCAAGGCCGTGGCTGAATATTACGTCCACAAGTTTATCGTAACCAAGCCCTTGACCGACAACGACAAAACGAAAACCCCGCGCGTCGTGGTAGACGGCGACAGGGTAAGGATTCGAGTGCAAAGCGCCGGGGCCGTCAGCGAGACAACCGATACCGGCCAGTATCAGTATTTCGAGAGAGAATTAGGCTCAGGTGATGAGTATGTCAAACAGATGATGGAAAGTCTTGTCACGGATGGAGACGATGTTGACGGCACGAAATTAGAGGGCGCTGCCGACGCCAAGGATAAGGAAGGCGAGAAAAAGAAATTCCGGCCGATCTTCCTGACGGATAATTCCATAACCCTTTCCGACAAGATACAGCTTGTTATTCGTTTCTATGGAAGCCCTGAAGAGATCCACAAGAATTACGATTTTGTTCATTGCACAAACTACTGGACTTCCTCAGAAAACAGGCTCGTCCTGCACGTAGGAGCTCTTGAAAGCCTGATTACCAAGCAACTTTTCTACATAGGCTCGAAGTATCCGCTTTGCTCCTTTGTTCGCATGAGAAAGTTTATCAAGAAGGGATGGCATATCAACGCCGGGCAAATCCTGAAGATGTCGTATCAGCTATCCGAACTCGATCTGAACAATATTGAAGTTTTGGAAGATCAGCTTACCGGAGTTGATACGGCCTATTTCGTTGAGATGATAAACCATATGAAGAAAGAGCAGGCGGAGAACCCTGATTTTCAACTGAGCATGCCCTATCTCGTCTCGCTGATCGATCGGATATTTTAGGGTCTAAAAGAAGGAGGGTACTATGTTGCAGTGGATCGACATAAAAAATCAGGCGCCCCCTGTAAATGTAGGGGTGTTAGTTACAGACGGCAAAAGCATCACGGTATGCATTTTGGAATATCTAAGTTATCCAAATTCGGGAATGAAAATTTTGTTAATGGGCGCACATGGATGGGGCGGTCCTGAATGGGAGTTTGATTTCCAGACAGAAGAAATAACACACTGGATGCCTTTACCTGAATTACCTCAATAATAATGAGAAAGCATCTCGTGATAAGCGAAAGATACTGGAACTATCAGAAAGAAACGATCGCCGGAATCAACATAGACGAATCTATTAAGCAAGACCCCAAAGAGTATCCGTGTATCGCCATAGTGACGTATAGCGGAGCCGGGTTTGATGAAATTGATTTCGTATATTTGTCTGATTTTGCAGGAATAAAATAACAAAAAAGAAAGGAAAGAAAAAATGGGAGAGCAAGAAGTTGTAGCAAAAACGATACAAGGATATCTCAACGGGGATAAGGTTCGGCAATACCTGGAAGGAATACTTAAAGAAAGAACCGGGCAATTCATCACGACACTGGTTTCACTGAGCAATCTCACTCCGGCCCTTGCCAACTGTGAGCCGAAAACGCTCATGATGTGCGGTCTCAAGGCGGTAAGCCTTAACCTGCCGCTCGATAACAATCTCGGATTCGCCTATGCCATACCCTACAAAAACAGGGAGAAGGGTATTGTCGAGGCGCAGTTTCAGATTGGAGCAAAGGGATTTGTTCAGCTTGCGCTCCGGACGAGAGAATATAAGAGCCTCAACGTATTGTCCATTAAAGAGGGAGAGCTTGTAAAATGGGACCCACTCACGGAGACGATTGATCTAAACCTGATCAAAGACGAGGATAAGAGGGCGAAGGCCGCGACGATCGGTATTGTGGCCTATTTCGAGCTTCTTAACGGATTCAAGAAGACGCTTTACTGGCCGATCGAGAAGATACGCAACCACGCCAAACGATTCTCCAAAACATTCGACCAAAGCAAAGGCCAATGGAGATCCGGCTCGGTATGGGCTTCTGACGAAGACGCCATGGGCGAGAAGACACTGATAAAGGCCGTGCTGACGAAATGGGGCCCACTTACGACAGAAATCATGGAAGCGGCAAAATTCGATCAATCGGTTATCAGGCAGAACGAAGGAGGGACCGAAGAGCCTGAATACATCGACTACAAGGATGAGCAAAAGGAGCCAAAAGAGATCACCTACGATATCCCGCCTGAAACGCTCGAAGATATCAACAATATGTGTGACATCCTCGGAATCAGCGAAGCCGACAAAAGCATGCGGCTCGGGCAGTGCAAGGGCGATCTAAACCTTGTCAATGATTACCGGAAAGAGCTTTTGGATAAGCTTGGAGTAAGACAGCAGGAGCTTTCCGGGGATGGTAATCCGCCAGCGGAAAAAACTGAGACTGAGCTTTTTGGCAATGATCAGAAAAAGGGCAAGGGAAAATGAAAAAGACAAAAGAACAGATACAGAAGGAATTTAAGAAGTATCGGCGCGATCATGCCTTTGATGTATTTGATCTTCGTAGAGCCCTTACCGCATCCCAGGAAGAAAATAAGCAACTCAGGGAAGCTCACGACCTTATGGAAAACCTGGCTTCCAAAATAGGAGCGGCCATTAAGGAAGAGATCATAGCCATGTTTAAATCCGGAGCTTTCAATACTCCGGAGCTTCAAGCCTATAAGGATTATTTCGAGGTTACGAAAGTGCTTATTTTAAATTCAAAAAAGGAGCTAAAGAAAAAATGATATGTCTCTACCACAATGCAGATCTTGACGGAAAATGCTCGGCGGCGATCGTTAAGCATCGTTATCCGGCATGCCATCTTGTAGGAATGGATTACGGCCCTATCGATGTTGAGGCGCTTGCCGAGGCGTGCAATGGCCAGGGGATTGTTTTCATGGTAGATTTTTCCCTTCAGCCTATTCAGAACATGGCGCGGTTTCAATCAATACTCGAAAACATGGATATACAGCTTTTTTGGATTGATCATCATATCAGCGCCATAAAAGGGTGTGGAGAAACCGGCCTTTATATTCCGGGGCTTCAGGTGGAAGGGCGGGCGGCATGCGAATTAACTTGGGCCTTTATGTTTCCTGACGAGCCAATGCCGCGTCCGGTATTTTTGCTCGGCCGCTATGATGTTTGGGATATCACAGTAGACGAGAATATCCTGCCCTTTCAATATGGCATGAGGGCTCACAATAATGAGCCTGATACCGATATATGGAAAGATCTTTTAACTTCGAGCCCTAA